GCATCAATCGCTTACAATCAGTTATTGAAACATTGGAAGTTGGATAATCAATACGCACCTCTAAAAGATGGTGATAAGATTAAGTGGGTATATCTAAAACAAAATCCATATGGATTAGATGCAGTAGCATTAAATGGTTACGATGACCCGAAAGAAATAATGGATTTAGTAACAACGTATATTAACTATGATAAAATCTTCGAACGAGAACTCTTAAAGAAATTGGAAGATTTCTATGGAGCATTGGATTGGGGAGCAGTTTTATCATCAACAAAAACAGCAGAGAAGTTTTTCTCATTTTAAATAAATAAATTATGATAGAATTGGCAAATGATAATTTAGATGAAGTTCTAAATGAAAATCAAAAAGTAATGGTGATGTATGGGGCACCTTGGTGTGGGAATTGTAGATTAACAAAACCCAAATTCAAAAGAATGGCATCAGAAAACGAAGATACTACATTCGTATATGTAAACGCAGAAGCATTCCCACAAAGTAGAAATTTTGCAACTGTATCTAACTTACCAACGTTCGCATCATTTAATGGTGGCAAATTGGTTGAACAGGATATGGGAAATAAAGTAGAAATAATTCAAAAAGTATTTGGTAGTATCAAATAAATTTTGTATATTTGTAAAACAAAAGTAATAATATTAAAACACAATTATGGAAAAAGTAAAATTTGATGGTTTCATCAATCGATACAATCTCGGTGGAGAGGGTGAATCAGTTATGGTTAAGTCTGATGATACAAACCTTTCGGTTCGTATGATTTCAGATGATAAAACACTTTTAGGTGATGTTACAGTTGCTGAATCTGAATTCCCAAATGGAGAATTTGGAATCTACACAACATCTCAGTTAAAAGGTTTAATGAGTGTATTAGATAACACAATTGATGTAACGGAAGTAACTGGTGCACTAAAGTTCTCAGATAAAGGAACTAAGATGCAGTATATGTTAGCAGCACCATCAGTTATCCCAGCGGTACCTGATTTGAAAGCACTTCCTCCATTCAATGTACAAATCACATTGGATAATGATTTTGTGAACAAATTCATCAAATCTAAAGGAGCATTAGCAGATGCAGATACATTTACATTCACTTGTAAAGATGGTAAAGGAGAAATCATCTTAGGATATTCTTCTATCAACTCTAACCGAATCTCAATCTCAGTTGATTGTACGTGTGAAGGTGATGTTGCACCAATCGCATTCTCAGCTAAGTATTTGAAAGCTATTCTATTAGCTAACAAAGGTTCATCAACATCTTCGATGGATATTTCATCGCAAGGTTTAGCTAAGTTATCATTTACCGATGGTGATTTTGTAAGTAACTATTTTTTAGTAGAGATTAAGTAATAACCATTAAAACCAATAAATTATGAGCTTTTGGGATACCGAACCAGCAAAACCTGAATTTGTATTTGAAGATGAGAAAAGAAAACTCATTGAAAATATGGACTACCTTATGACAATGAGTGTAGAAGAGCAAACCTTATACAAAAAGTGGGTTGAGTTGCAAGAGGAATCTATGATTAGAGATAAATCCCAAATGGCTACACTTTATGATTTCCAATGGAGACCAACCGATATCAATAATAAGGAACAAACTATCAAAGAGATAGAAGAATTAGACCCTTATGTTGAAATTGTTGAGGATGATGCCGTTGCATCTACCAAATGGACATATCTTCGTAGAATGATTCACACAATGAGTTGGACAGCTAACCCTGGTCGTAATGTGAAAATCTTCATCAAAGATAGAACTTCTGGTAAGTTGTTAGGATTAGTATCCCTAGCTTCAGATGTTACTTCAATGAAGGTTAGAGATGATTATATCGGATGGAACAAAGAAGATAAATTCAAAAAGGGAAAGTTGAACTATACAACTATCGCTTCCACTATTGTTTGTACCCAACCTTTAGGTTACAATTTCTTAGGTGGTAAACTCACTGCTATGATGACTACAGTTCCCGAAGTAAGGGAATTTTGGAAAAGAAAGTATGGGCAAACATTGATAGCTGTTGGGACAACTTCCCTTTATGGAATTCATTCTCAGTATAACGGAATCCCTCACTTCAAAACGTTGGGGGAATCCGCTGGGAAGATTTCTTTGAAACCTGATGATGAGTTCTACGAACCTTGGCATCAATGGATTAAAGAGAATCGTGCTGATTGGTATGAGAAGGCTATTACAAATGAAAGAATTCGTAATGGTAAGAGTATGGGAACTGGTAAAGGGGCTAGTGGACCTGTAAGTGGTATCAAACAAAAGATTCTATCTCAGATTTTCAAAGAATGTGGTATCAAACAATCAGAATACCATCATGGATTTAAAAGAGGTGTATATCTTGCTATGATGTATGAGAATGGACCTGAATTCTTACGTTCGGAAATCGAAGAAAGTGAGTTGGTAATGAAGAAGAAGTTTGTAGATGGACAATCTAACATCAACAATTGGTGGAAAAGACAAGCAATTAAACGTTATTCAAAGTTACATGATGCTGGTAAGTTGAAGCCAGACCACTTATATTATTTAGATGGTATTGGTGTGAGTTGGGAAGATTTTAAAGCTCAGAGATTGAGTGAAGTTGGTAGATAATAAAAACAAAAATAAATAAATGGCATTTTTCGAACAAAGTATAGAAGAAAAAGTAGATAATTCATTATGGGTGGAATCATACCGTCCAACTAAGTTAGTGGATTATGTAGGTAACGAACACCTTAAATCTAAGGTAGAAGGTTATTTAGAAAGTGGTGATGTACCACATCTATTATTGTATGGTAGAGCTGGTACTGGTAAAACCACATTGGCTAAACTGATTGTAAAATCGGTGGATTGTGATTATATGGTAATTAACGCATCGGATGAGAACAATGTAGATACAGTCCGTAATAAGGTAAAGAACTTCGCATCCTCAATGGGATTCAAAAAGTGGAAGATTATTATCTTAGATGAGTTTGATTACATGTCTCCAAACGCACAAGCGATTCTCCGTAATTTAATGGAAACGTTCTCACAACATTGTAGATTCATTTTGACTTGTAACTATGTAGAGAAGGTAATTGAACCAATTCAATCTCGTTGTCAATCGTTCCAAATTGTACCTCCTACTAAAAAGGATGTAGCAATTCAAATCTCAAAGATTTTAGGTGCTGAAGGTGTAACGTTTGAACCAAAGGATTTAGTTCCAATTATTGATTCTGGATATCCTGATATTCGTAAGATTATCAATACCTGTCAATTGAATTCAAACAAAGGTAAGTTGCAGGTTGATACTCAAAATCTTTTGGAGAATGATTATAAAACCAAAGTGTTGGACATTCTTAAATCAAAGGATGATAAGAGAAACAAATACACCAATATGAGACAAGCTATCATTGATAGTAGAGTAACTGATTTCTCAGAACTATTTACTCTATTGTATGAAAAGGTAGATGAGTACGCTCCATCAAACACAGCTAATGTAATCATCGCATTATCAGAAGGACAGAGTAGACACTTCAATGCTATTGATAAAGAGATTCCAATGGCAGCAACATTAATCGAAATATTAAACTTAATTTAAGATGGCAACAAAAGTAATAGGAATGAATGGTGGGAAACCACAAAAACCAACTCAATCACAACCAACCAATTCAACTGGACAACCTCAAATCGATTTGGGTAAATCAAAACCAATTGTATGTGGTAGTTGTGGTGATGATGTATTTGTAACGGCTGGTAAGTTTCGTAAGATATCTAAACTAATCACGGGCACACCGCAGGATGTAGTGGTTCCAATCGATGTAATGCTATGTTCGAATTGCGGTGAGATATGTGAAGAGTTAATGCCGGAACAATTGAAAGCATTAACCCAAATGGATAAGAATAAAGCAGCTGAAAACAATGCCTAAATCACTCTTCGACCATATTAAGGCAGTAACCAATGAGCAAGACCCAAAGTATTGGGATAAGTTAGAAGAAGCTGACCGCAAAAGTTGGAGCAACTATATGGTGTTACGTTTCCTATCTATGAAATATGAATGGGTGGAAACTATCGCAGCAGTTCAACCATATTTGCAAGAGGTACCACCTAAAGCAATGTATCTTGCTATGATTGATTTACTTCCAAAGGGTAGACACTTTATGAAGTATATGAAACCTAAAACTGCTGATAAGTATGAGGGTTGGTTAGTTGAGTTGGTTGCAAACCATTATGAAGTTTCTAAGTTGGAAGCTGAGAGTTATTTAAAGATATTATATAACTCCAAAAGTGGTAAAGAACGTATCCTTCAGATATCTGAAGATTATGGTACTGACCCTAAGATTATTAAAAAACTAAAAATAAAAGTATAAATTATGACAAATACCCAGAAAGTAAAAGATATAGTTTCTATTATTATGGAAACATCTGATTTAGAAACAGCCAAAGCAACTATGGGGCCTGTACTATCCGCTGAATTACCATTTACAACTAAAGTTACCTTTACTGGTAATGTTGCCAACATATACGTTGAGGAAGGTACATCGGATGGACAATGGGGTGGTGATATGAATCTAATCACTGTTGATTTATCGTAACAAATACAAAATACAATAAAAGTGAGAAAAGTTTGGTAATCCCAAACTTTTTTCGTATATTTGTATAACAAACAAAACATTTATGGCAAGAGTAAGCTTTTCACAATATTCAACATATTCATCATGTCCTCAACAATATAAGTTGAGGTACATAGATAAGTTGGGAGAATCATCAGCAAACATATATACAATTTTTGGAACGAGCATACATGAAACGATTCAACACTTCCTTTCAGTAATGTATGGTGTTTCTAAGAAACAAGCAATGGAAATTGATACCGATAAATTGTTGTTGGATTGGATGAGAAAAGAATATACAAAAGAAACTGAAAAATTATCAGAGGGAACTATATGTACTCAGTTAGAATTAGAAGAGTTCTATGGTGATGGTAGGAGAATCTTAGAGTGGTTCAAAAAGAAGATTGATAAGTTCTATACAAAGACTGGATTTGAGTTAGTAGGGATTGAGATT